AATTTCAACTGCCATGTTCTTCCATTCTTCGGGCAGATTGCTTAACATGACCCAATGATTTGGGCCAAGTACTTCAATGACATCATCACGTTGATCTTGATATCGCATGAAGTTTGGAATCTGTCCAATGAAGCCACCGTCCTGCCAGCCGTCGCACATGTGGGCTGCTATGCTTGCAGAATAATCTGTACGATACAGCGAACCCGGAAACTTGTACAAGAAGCGGTAGTATTCCCAATTCTGCTTAACTGCTAACCAGGTGTTGAAAAAGTGTTTGGCTTCTTCACTCTTACGCCAGTACACCACAGTACTCCACCACATGCGAATGCCAGCATAATGCAACCATCGTTCAGTTGTGTAAGGCTCTTCGTTTCGTAAATTGCGAGCATCACGATACATTGCCACATCGTGTTGGCCGCCAAACAACATTGCCAAATTTGCATTGCCGCATAGGTAATCAGTGTCAATGAGAATAGTTTCATCAAACGGACTAATGTTGTAAATGTCGTGTTTGTTTGTGTTTGTAAATTGTGCATTGAAGCTATGGTATGCGCCATCGTGATGAAGACGCATGTTCTTTTCATAGCCCGGATCTGTCACAATAATGTCGTCCCATGCAGCAGCCATCAATTCTGTTCCGTGCGTTGTTTTGCAATGTTCTAGGCTTGCTTGATTTGTAACCAGCACCACTGGATAGTCTGGCATGTATTTTTTAACTGCATACGCTGCAACTAGCGCCAGTTGAGTATAATCTAACTGTTCGTTGTTGTAAGCGAACATCATAAACCCTTTTGTAGTCATATTATAGACCTACAATTTTTGCTGTGCTTCTAGCTGACTTTAAACAGTGCTGCTCTTGCTGTTTTAGCTTTAGTGCTGCTTGATGAGTGTCGAATACAATCACTAAGAAGCCGGCAACATCAATGATTTCAATAACATTGCTACTTTGGTCTTCAATTAGCACCGTTTCATTATCGGACCGCAGTGCAAAATCAATGTAAGTTATTAGCTCAGGGGTAGCTTTAAAAATTGCAGACTGGAAGGAAAACAGAAGTGCGGCATTGATCCGTGCTTCTATGTTTTGGCGCTGTACTTGTAGTGTTAGTCGATAGTTAGCAAACGCTAACGCATCATTGAGTCTATTATCCATTGGTTTCCTGAAATATTCTATGCGTTGTTATTTACCAACACATAGAATACGGTTTAACCAATTACGTTTCGTGCCACGGAGAACTAAGTCTAATACTAGGTGTTGGAATTTCTAAAGTAACATTATTTTCAGTTACAGTTGATGGATGGCTCATTGAAACTGTCATCGAAGTTTTACCCCTGACAATAGTTCCAAGGCCTGCGTGATCCAACATAGCACGTAATACTAGATTGCCGTTTTCAATGCGGCCATATATTTTTAAACGGCTTGATGCATAGCCTCCGTATCCGCCATAGCCACCATAGCCTCCGTATCCGCCATAGCCTCCGTATCCACCATAGCCTCCGTATCCACCATAGCCTCCGTATCCACCATAGCCTCCGTATCCGCCACCGCCGCCGGTTGGGCTAGTATACAATAGTTGTTCACTCTCTAATAATTTGCTAAATCCAATGTCTTGGCTAATGCCACGGTTATTTAAACTGCTACAAGTAGTTGTATTAAGTTTTAATGTACCCATGTCAACTAATATGCTGCGCCATATTCCGTAACCAGCATCAGATCCATCAGTTACGTTAAATGTTAAACGTATGTCTCCGCCTGCATTGAAAAAATGTCGAGCCTCATCATAGCCGCCAAAATTCAACACTGTTATGTTTTGAATAGTATGTGTCCATTGATGCGCATATTCGTATACAGCAAGTGTTGACAATGTTGTTAAACTTGGATCAACTTTATTACGCACATTACGGGCACCATCTAATAATGTTGTGACAGTAGTATAAAATTCTGCATTTATTTTCTCACCTGCTGCTACAATGACCAATTCTTGATCGCTACTGTTAGTACGGTAAGTGCTGATATTGATCCGATTGACCAATTCGTTAGTATGGTCAGCAGTAATTTTATTACCTTTGGCAATTAAATCAACATTTTCTCCGCCCCAACCCCATTGGCTGTTATCTTGCACTACTGCGTCTGACGAAGGCAATTGGCCAGCATGCGTGTCACCAAACAACTCATTAACATCAGTTGTTAAATCGTTGAAGTGATCAGCAGTAGTCTTATTACGACGGGTTGCCATCTTAGCGAGCTCCGATTACAGCCTCAACTTTACCAATGTCAGTCCCGGTAAAGTTGCCTAAGCTGCGGCCAATGATTGCCCATGCTGCTACGTCAGCTGGTGCAACTTGTGCAACACCCGGAATATCGCTAGCAACAAGTCTATCGCCTCGTTTAACTTCGCCTTTTACTTTAACTGGAATTCGTCCAGCAACTGCAATTGCCAATGCATTCTTGTCATGCTTCAAACGTGCGTTCATTAAGTACGCAGGGCGAGTCGATACAATACCAAAAATGTTTGTATCAGCATACCCGATTGTCTGTGTTACTTCAGCAGTACCACCAAGTGATACTAATGTACCTGCTTCATAGCTTGCATCGCCTACATAAATTTCAGCAACGTCAGCAAATTCTGCTTCCATTGAGATACCACGCAACTTAAATGCATTTGGATTAAATGCTGTACTGTCGTTACCTGTGGTGTTCATATTGATACCTTTACCAACTACATTAAATCCTGCTACTGCATGCGAAGTTGCAATTGTAAAGTCTGGATCAGTGCTAATCATTGCTACGCAAATATAGTTTGCGTAAATTCCAACTATTTTATGTATAGACGGTGGGGTCGCAGTATCTAACAGCTCAAGGAATACGATTCCGCTGCCGCCCTGGAAGGCACCAACGTTTACCCAACCATTGTTTGAAGTAGGCAATGCTACGTCGGCTGTATAAATCTTTAATGCTTTGTTTGTTGTATCATACCAGAAGTCGCCTAGTCTGGCTGTTTCAGCTGGACGAGTAGCTTTGGCCACCAACTGTGCAATTGTTTTCCAGTTTTCGTCTCCGTCACGCACTGCTAATCTGTTTTCACCAGTGTTGAACCAGGTTTGTCCAAGCACTGGATTTGCTGGAGCAATACTACTCGCAAAATTTTCCAGTAGGTGAACAAAGTTTTCAGCAATTAGTTCACCGTAACCAAGATAGTTCTTGCCTAGTAGGTTAAGACTAGTAGTTGTATTGTCAATTTCCCCGTCAATAAGGTTAACTAACACGTCACCATTTGTTTTGTTTACTTCGTATGCCATTTCTTCGTTCCTTTTGGCTAATGCCTTCGTATATTTAGTTTAGATCCAACTTAACCGGCTTGCACTCTGAGTACATAGTCAATTTGGATTCTCTGTCCGCTTGTTTTTTCCACTGGGTGAAAAATAAAGTGAGTCAATAATTTGCCTGTATCCAATCCAGATACTCCTCGAGTCTTTAGTCCAATCTCGTCAAACACAAACTCACCGTCAACCAATGTTGTTGCATCTAAACTTTGTTCAGTGCTGTTTACAATATTGAATACCGTGTCATTTGACACAGGATCACTGTAGTCAAGTGTTGCAGTAACTACAATATCAGTATAAGTTGTTCCAGCAGTATGCGAAACAGATACTTTGTTTGCAGCAGAATCTGGATTGTTCAAATCTTCTTCGTCAACAACTCTGAAATATGAATCCTTATGCAAGTTAGCACTGCTGCCAGATATATTTGGTGATTTATAGGTAACAGTACCGTCAGTTAATGTTGTACTAGCACCTCTACCAAAATGCATTTCGCTAATAAAGAAATTTGAACCACGTGCCAAAGATTCTGCAATGGCCTGGCTCATATTTTCCTGATGTATTGCATTTGATCCTTTGCACAATATTACTCCAGTGTCTAAATCTGTAATGGTAATATGTGTGCTAAAGGCAACGGATAAATTTTCTATTTTCATAATGATATTTAGCTTAGTTAAAATAACCCGTGTTAAATGCTTTCCTGAGTTAAAGTGATATGAGTTACTGTAGTTCCAGTTGAAAGCTGGTCGCCAGCCTCAGTTGTCAAATTGGCCTGCTGTCTCTCAGTTACAATATTGTAATTTTCAGTGATTGTCAGACTGATACCTTCACTTAAAGTGACTGGTACTTGCTGCAATGACTTATTAAACTGACTTGTGTCAACAATTTTGCTATGGAAAGGTTTAACTTCATTGATATAAGAAGTAATCAATGAATCTTTCTTGTTATAGTAAGTACCAACTTGAACCAACTCTCCGGTACTTGTTTGTGCTACATCTAAGTAAGTTGTTTTTGCCACCCAATCTGCATTTGGTACTTGTACAAGACTTTCTTTGACCAATGCAAAGAATACCAAATTAAAGTACCCAAGTTCGCTGTCAGTAAAAATAGAGTTTCGTAATGCAAGTAGTATGCTTTCGACTACTTCGCTGGCGTCTTCATCCCAGGCGTTGCGATCCCAGCGGCCGCGGTCCCAGGCATCACCCAATGATCCATCCCAAACTGCGTCTAAAAATTGGATTGTACCATTTTTACGGTACATCAATGATAAGTTGTTACCATCTTTGTTATACGCTTCGACGGTATTTCCCGCTGCATCAACAATTGCAAAATTTGTCACAGTACTGTCAAGTAAACTAATGTCTGCGTTTGATCCAACTGTTACCAGCTCGTTACCAAATGAGTAGCCTGCAAACACATAGTCTACGTATTTCCAGTACTTTGTCAAATCTTTTTCATATTTGCCACTTAGTGGTTTATATGTTGTCAAATATTTGCCCCAATCTGGTTTACTAACCACGTCAATGTTTAACAAATACTCGTTTGCCGCTGTTACCAGTGTACGTCGAGCATTCACAATGTTATTGAACCATGACTGTGGTTTAGGCGCATATCCATTGCCATTACGGCGCAATGGATGCAAACTCAAATCAGGAACACGACGTCGTGTATTAAGCACTGCATAGTACTCTTCGGCCACACTATCCAAATCAAATAAATTTTTAATTAATGCACAGGTTGCACTTTTAATCAACTTTCGAGTTAGCTTATCATTGTCAAATGTAGTCGAAGTAAAATCTTTAACTGCAATATAAACATGATGATCTTTACCGCTGGCAGAAGTTCTTGCAGACGATACATCATAACGGGTATCACTGTGTTGTTTTAATATTGGATACTCGTCAGTCCCGTAGTCTGTTGTAGAAATTATGCTGCCATTGGCACTAACATAAATGTAATCACCTTTGCTGTAATATGTACTTGTGGTGTATTCTTTGATTTTATAAGTTTCTCTATAATTATCTCTACCAACCACACTTGCACTAAGTCTATAAAACAAGAAATCATTGATTGTACTACCTGTCATACCTTCGGACACCAACACTGCATTAGTGTGTATCTGTTCTGGCAATGGGTTCTGTTCAATTCGTAATACTACTCTGTCTTTGGTTTTAAGGAAGTCAGCAATATTTGATAACAACAATGCGTTTGTAGCAATTGGACTGGCCCATGCTACTGCATTTGCATCTGGATCCGACAACACAGATTGTATAGAACTTGCTGAATACGGGCGAGCGGCGCCGGGCGGCAACATGGCAACATTACGTTTCCAATAGTAGTACTTCTGCAGGGTTGCACCAGTGACTTTATCAACTTCGTATACTGCTGAATATCGCACCTGGCCTGTTAAACTAGCTGAAGTATTCAACTTAGCATCTACATCATAATCAACAGATGGCACAGTGTCAGTTATTACCCACTCGTAAACGCTAACTGTACTGTTTGCAAACTTTTCTCCCCAATGGCTTGCACGATACTGTATGTCATCACTTTGCTCATAGTCGATGTAACGGATACTATCAAGATCCCACCAAAGGGTTCCTAACTTGTCGCTGCCCCACGGCATTGCAACATAGTCGTCGTTCTCACCCAACTCTGTTACGTTGTACGAAGCTGGATCAACTACTTGTTTAAAGTCAATGTACTGACTAACTTCATCAATTGTCAATCCTTTGTAAGGATCAAAAACTTCAACTGTTGCAAGCAAATCTTGGTTGTCGTAATCAAACAATTCAATCTTACTAATTGAAGAAGTATCAACCATTGGACCACTATATCTAATTACAGTATCAGTTATGCTACTTCCGTCAGCATCATTTATGCCGTCGGCATCGTTGACAAATGTAATAACTTTATAACTTGCATCTGAATCTTCGTAATCAATGTACGCTTTCATGCCAGGCACGAACGTAATCATTGATGATTGGTATGCCAAATCTGACGTAAACTTTACTTTACCAAATTTAAAACACAGCATGTTGTAAATTGGCAAATCACTTGTACTACGAGCTGCAATTAACACATTGTAACTGTCTACCACTTCTTTAACTACGTGAGTTGTATCGTAGTTGCCGTCGCCACTGCCAGTGATAATAATTGATTCACCTGCAACTAAATTGTGCGGTGCTGCAAATGTTACTTTACTTTCATTTAAGCCAACTTGATAGGCATTTGGGCAAGTCTCTTCAATGAATTGCTGTCCCAATACTTGCAACACCATCCAGCCGCGACCGTCATAATCGCTGAGCCAGATTGATGGCAATAAACTGCCGTCAATTGCAATGCGTGTCCAATTTGAACTATCAAACGCATTAGTTTCAGACCCGGTGATTTTAACATTGGCCATATATAAATTTGCACTGTTCCATGCAAAGTCACCTGCACTATAATCACGGTATCTGCTGTATGACTGAGTAGTAAACAATACATTCTGCTCAACAGTGATTCCATTAACATTGACAGTCTTGGACAATGACTTGAAATTGTCAATGCCCACATCTGTTAACGTTAGTGCTTTAATATCAACATCTAATAGTTGTGCAATACCTGCGTTTGGCAACCAGCCGTTGGCTTTGCTGTACTGCAAATCAATTAAGTCTCTTGCAATTGTATTAAATGTTGCGTCACCCGGACGTGTAATCCAACGTGAGTCATTTTTACCTATTAGGTCAATGATATTGTCGCCGCGGTAATCTATATCAGCAGTTGAAGTTGTTTCTTTAAACCTAATAATCTGTCTATCACTGGTGATATCTTGCTTGCGCAATTCAATTTCCCAAACTTTACGGCCATCAAGTCTACCAAAATTTCCAGTGTTAAACATCCATTGTTCGTTTACAAGTACGTCTTGAGTACGTCCTGGAATATCAATGTTTCTATTTCTAAACAATGCATTGATTGCTAAGTTAGTACCCGATGCCGATTGCAATCCTTGTCTATACAAGTACGCAGATGTGTCATCTTGGACAATGTCAAAAATAACACTTTTCTTTGTTGGTACCACATCAGATCTTGCAATTGAAGTTTTAAAAGTGTCAAATGCAACTCGTTCAGGCATATGACTTGTTACAATGTCACTTACTAAAGTATCAAATCCTGGCACCAATGTAGTTTGGCGCGGAATAACCCCATTTGCACTTGGGCGTCCAGTCCAGCCATATGTACGACGGCCATACAAATCTAACACAGGTAATCTGCTGTCGGTTTGTAAGTCTGCAATTAAGTCTCCAAATTTTGTCAACTTGTTAATAAAGAATACCTGATCGTAATGTCTAACATTGAACTTAATAAACACAATCTGCTCAGATGTAATTGGAGAAATTTTATCAGTTCCAAATTCAAACTCTCGAGTAATCAACAATTCGTCAGCCAATGCTGATCTACCATTGGCAAACATAACTTTACCAACTCGTCCCAATGCTGCATCCATCTGATCCAACGTTCCCATATCATGTTTAAACTTTAAACCGCTTGGTGTTATTACACTGGAAATGCAATAGTGCTCAGCTGACCACTTTTCTTCAATCCATGTTAGTGTGTCTAATGCTGCCTGTTTCCAGTTAACAACATTGCCGCGAGTATCAAGCTGATCTAACACTAGGCCGCATGATTGTTGATATTCCCCAAGTCCCATTAAAAATGTAATTAGTTCTTGCTTGTCTTCGATTAAAAATCCGTATGGTACAAACGTTACATTAGTGTCCCAGCTTAGGTATTCATTGAAAGTGCCGTACGGAGTAGAGAATTGTCTGCGTGTGCTTGGATAACTGCTTGTCAATGAATTGGCACTTGGCGTGAATACTTTAAAGTAACGTTGTCCAGGATCAAATCCGTACACTCTAAATCCAGTGTCGTCACGTTCAACTCTGACAGATGTGTAGCGTAACTTTTCTTCTGGTACACCTTTACTCAATGTCATTGCAAAATCATCAGCTGGAATGTAGTTGCCCAATTGATACTTTGTGTAGTTCATCTTCAATGAAACTTCACCATCAGTAAAGC